TATTTATTTCATGCTGGAGAAAATGGATATAAAAATAAGCTAGTATTCAATAGCCAGGAGTACGACTTCTTTCCCATAAAGGCTGACGGATTTGAGGTTCAAGGAGATGGCAGATTGCCCAGACCTAAATTAACATTCACAAATCATCAAGGAGTAATCTCATTGCGCCTGAATCACTTTGAAGATTTTATTAATTATAAAGTCACCAGAATAAAAACATTTGTTAAATATTTAGATGCAGTTAATTTTCCTAATAATTTTAATCCTCACGCCGAACCTGATCCTGATGCGGCTTTTGGTGAAGATGTTTTCTTTGTTAATCAAAAAACAAAAGAAGATGATAATATAGTAGAGTTCGAATTGGTTTCACTGCTTGAGTTGCAGAACGCAAGCGTGCCAGCCAGGACAGTATACTCTAATAGTTGTCCTTGGCAATACAGAGGAGATATAGGTTGTGGGTATAAAGGTAAGCCAATATCGAACGGTAAGAATAAAAGGTTTGTGCCAAGCGGTTATAATGAAGATATGGTTGGGTCTGAAGTATATTTTAGCGGCGAATTTAAAACCGAAGAGTTTGCTAAATTTGAGGAAGGAAATGTTTATCCAGATTGGTCTATAACTTCTACTTATTCCAAGGGAGATACCGTTAAGCTGGTTCCTTACGACCATGATTCTTCATTGAATCCTATTGATATTTATGTTTGCCTGAATGATGGTGTTAGGTCGAACCCTATTTACGATACAGAAAATTGGGTTTTAGATGATTGCGATAGAAGTTTATGCGGATGCAGACTTAGATTCTCAGATTTAGCTACAGGAGCTGGAGGCGGAAAAAGAATCACAGAGAACCCAGAAGGTAAGGATCAGTTCTGGACCGAATCCGAGGAAGGTCTTCCTTTTGGAGGTTTTCCCGGAGTTGACCCTTATGAGTTTAAGTAAATGTTTGAGAGAGAAGTCATAGTTCATGCGGAGAGTAATCCAGAGGAAGAGGTGTGTGGATTTATTTTGCTTCATAAAGATTTAACTGTATCAGTTGAGCCCGCAATAAACGAACATTCGGCGCCAAGAGATTGCTTTACAATATCGCCAAAAAGCTTCATAAAACATTCTATAGACAAAACAATAGTAGGAATATACCACTCTCATCCAAGGAGCAACGAGAAGCCTTCTCCGCCAGATATAGCCATGTCTGAGGAGATGGGTATTCCTTATTTAATTTACAGCGTAATAACCAAGAAGTTTTTTCTTTATTACCCCGAAAGCTATGAGCCAGAAAAGCTTACTGGGAAACCTTACATCAAGGGTTTCTTTGAATGCACTTGTATGTTCAAAGACTATTTCAAAAAAGAACTAAACATAAACATATCTAAATGGAATGAAAACTATTGGCTTCCACAAGAAGATAAAGATGCAAATAAACTATTAATAAATATATTAAATAATAATTTAGAAAAAATAGAAGATAAAAAATTACAAAAACATGATGTGATATTATTTCAAGTAAAGAAAAATTTTAGATATCATGTTGGTATATATTGTGGAGATGATTACTTCTTGCATCAGGCCACTGGTATTTTATCCAGGAGAGAGTTATTGGACGAACGCTGGCAAGCAAAAATAAAAGAAGTGTACAGACATCCATCGTTAGTGTAAATATACATAAGGAAAAAAGGATGAAAAGGGTATTTTTGTACGGAGAACTTGGAAAAAAGTTCGGTAAGGAATGGAAGCTAGACGTTAGCTCTCCGTCTGAAGCTGTGTCTGCACTGTTCGCTAACGATAGAGAAATAGAATCATACCTTAATAAGAAAGAAAAAGCAGGAATACATTATGGTATAAAAAAAGAGAAAAGCGACAACTTTATAGATCAAGTTGACTACGTATTGCCAACAAAAGAAGATATACATATATTTCCTATGCCGCAAGGATCAGGATTCGTTGGCAGCTTATTCATGATGGCAATTCAGACCGCCGCAAGCATGTATATTTCAAAGAAAATATCGGAAGCAATGGAAAGAGACGACAGCACTCTAGTTGCGCAAACTCAATCGTTTTTATTCAATGGGTCCGATAATAGATACCAGCAGGGGGCAACTGTGCCTCTTGGTTATGGCAGAATGAAAATTGGAAGCAATGTTATATCTTCATGTATTGTCAATTATGATTACGATTCGGAAAAGGGGCAAATTTTTAATTTCAAAAAAGGATTATACAGCCTCGTTCCTAGTTATAGTAAATACTACTTGCCTCAGGGTTGTCTGTTTTCTGCATTCGCGTTGAATTTATTTGATGGAAGTAGTGACTTCAAGGCTTCTGATCCAGCTTATCAATTTTTAAAAAATAACCTACCAACAACTTATTTTGGAGCAAATGATGGAATTTATGGTCAGTATACAGATGCTGACACTTATAGGCAGTCAGTAACGACAGTGAAACAGGAGAAAACTGGCAATGCAGTTGCGGGTTATTTTTATTACAACTATAACTGGTTAAAGGGTGTCAATATAGATAGAATGGGGGTGAAAGGAGTCGATGGAAACTGGACCACTGTATCAAAAGCGGACAACACCTATAAGGTAAAAGAATCGGACGCATCTACAAGTTCTTATGTTTGCCTTCAAAGCGTGCCACTGCCTGATGACGAGGTTAAAGAAAAAGAATTTTATCCAATATCTTTTGCGGAAGACGGAGAGATAGAATATATAGCCGGAAAAGATAAATCATTTGAAGGGTTTTTTCCTATACCAGTTGGACAGAGGTGGAGAAATGGTAGTAAAAATGATGGAGTTGGATGGTTCAAGTTAGAGTCAACATCTGTATATAAAGCTGTAGACTTGGCCTGCGAGGGTCCAATTGATGGGCTTTGTGATAAAAACGGAGAAACTTTAGTATTCAATAAAGAATCAAAAAAAATAACAGACCCTAGCGACCCTAAATTTTTAAGAAATCCCGATGACGATTATCTTCAGGGGGTTATATTGGATGACGCACAAGTAAAAGAAGTAAACCTGGGAACAGTTCCACCTAAGGACGCATATAATATAAATGAGTTTGACATAGACATAGGACAAAGCAGAGGCGGCGTTATTGGTACAAATGATCAATCACTGCTTGACCCTCAATATTTATTCTCAGCAAACACCAAAGATATTAACGCGCCACTTTACGGACCAAGAGAAATAAATCCTAATAACATAATAGAAAACGCAAATAATCTTCAACCTTTTGAAAAAAACAAAACATACAAGCAGGGAGATTATATTTCATATCAAGAGGGTGCTGGAGAAAAATATACATACAAAATAAATACCAGCCTAGCTAATCCTTTCAGTAGGCATGCGAACCATAATTATAGCGAAAGTGAAACTGAAATAGTTTACGTGGGGGCAGGTGATGCTGCTGAGTTTTATACAACAACCCCGCTCATTAATGGATACCAGACTTTCTATGGAGAGTACGTAAACATAGACGAAGATAAGTTTTATGAAGATGGAGACCTAATAAGGTCTGCCAGACATGATGGAGGGGTTGAGTATTACCAAATGGGTGCTGACGCAGGTGATTTCTTGGGTCTTTTTGATGAAGAGGCGACCTACAATGGGCAACAAGGCAAGGTCTTGATGAAAAAATTGTCGGACGAAAACAATACAACATCACCAATATATAAAATAACAGGAGATTATTCTCCAGGAAAAATAATACAGATAAATCCAGAGCTTACTAGGCCTTTTGGTTTTGAAGATTTCACAAAACAGCTTTCAGCTAAAGATAGGAGTGACGACAAGAAAATAACAACAAATGACCCTATTTATATATTGCAAAATACAGACGACGTAGGGGTAAGTGCTAAAGACTGGGCTTCTGAGGTTCAATTGACTCCAGGGCAAATACAAGGGCTATGGCAATCCATCAAAATAAACGGAGTTAAGGATGTAAAAAATGGGCCAGGAGGTCCAGGAGAAGAAGGAGAAGAGAGGGACGATTTACGTGTTAAAATATTTTTATTAGCTGGAACCTCAGACCAGGCAGTAATTAGGTCTTCAGAGGAAGAATACTATGTGAGTCACACGGTTATTAATCCATTAGTCGAAGAGATGTACGTTACAATTCAGATAGACCAATTATCATATATATACGAGGGAGACACAATAGAGATAACATACAAAATAGGAAAACTTTGGACTTGGATAATGTCTGCATACCAGATCTACCACGGATTGTTAGCGGCCTATTATGCAGCTACAGCGATTAAATTCGCGCTCATGGCTACAGCTGCAATGGTTCCGCAATTAGCCGCAGGTGCAGGAGCTATCGCTGGAGAAAACGCTGCAGCGGCTGCGTGGGAGCTTGCAATGCTGGCGGCTTGGACAGTTATAAAAGGCTTTATAAACCCTGATGATGGATGGAATATTGGAACAAAAATAGAAAACGCAGGAGAGATTTGGCCAAACAAAGCGAAGTTTAGAATAAAATACGGAAACGAAGGAGAGACTCCTTTCTCTACCGATATTTACATTTATGGCGTAGCCACGAGTTCATACAGGAAAGATGTTAAAATTTATCTACCAAAGAATCCATCTAGAAAGGATAGGATAGTAAAGGTTTACAAATTAAATAGAGAAAGGAATCCAGTAAAAGAGGGAGAGCAGGCCGCTAGATACAAGGAGACTTTTTTATTGTCTGGGGTAACTGAAATAACACCGGTTCAGTTGAGTTATCCTAACTCAGTTGTTATAGGAACAAGAGTTAACGCTAAAGACGTATCCTCTATTCCCACCAGAAATTACCACCTAAAGCTAAAGAAAGTAGCAGTCCCAAGTAATTACAACCCGGAAACAAGGCGGTATAATGGAAACTGGGATGGAAGATTCGAAGGCCAAGCATCTAAAGATGATCCGGTTCCTGAAGAAGCAAAACTTTGGACCGATAATCCGGCCTGGTGTTTGTATGATTTAATATCAAGCAAAAGATATGGAGTAGGTAAATTTGGAATAAAGCCCGAAAATATAGACAGGTGGACTCTTTACAGGATAGCGAAATATTGCGATGAGTTTATTCCGACTGGTTACAGCTCGAAAACTCCTAAAAGAAAATTCTCTTTGTCCGGAGAAAATACCATATCAATAACCGCAGAGGGCCCTTATGATGATGCGGATTTTCAAAGCGAATATAATCACACGAATAAAAAACTAGCCATTTACTACGATCATGGAATATGCGAATCTATTAAAATAATTGGAACAACATTATCTGGAAAGAAAATAATACTAGAGAGAAACCCAGCTCAGGAGTCAGGGGAGTGCGCTGTAGAAATAGACTATCCATTGGTTGAGCCAAGGTACACATTGAATGCATTTTTAATGAACTCCCAAAATGCCTTTAAGTTAATAAATGAATTTGCTGCGATATTTAGAGCTTTTGCTTATTGGTCAGGGGGCTCAATCAACTTCTTTCAGGATCAGAAAAAAGATTCAGTAATGTTGTTTGCTAACAATAATATATCCAAAGAAGGATTCTCTTATTCTAGTACGCCGAAAACAAGCAGAACTAATTCATGTAAGATAAAGTACGTAGATAAGTACAATATGTTCAGAGCAAAAATGGAACATTCTGAAGATAGAAAATCCATACAAGAGAATAATATCATAGAGCAAACCATAGATGGGTTTGGAATAACTTCTCAAGCTCAAGCAAAAAGAGCTGCTGACTTTTTAGTCAAGGGCGCAAACATGGAAACAGAACTATTGTCTTTCGTTACCAGCTCGCTTGGATCTTATCTCAAGCCAGGAGATGTAATAGATGTTTTAGACAATAAAAGAACTATAGGTAGGTTTGCTGGTAAAATAGTTGATGTTGAAATAAGCGGAGACGGAAAAACTGCGGAACTAATGGTCGATTACCCAATAAGAACAATAATAGAAGAAGATGATAAGGACACATGGAAGCAAATAACAATTTATAACACCTCAGGAAATCAAACAATTGAATCATTGGATGATTTAGGGGAAGTGACCGACCAGCAAATAGAAGACATGAGGGCCGAGCAAATAAAACAGTTCACGGTCAATAAGATTTATGAGAACGACACTAAACTAAGGTTGGTTAATAACCCATATAGTCATGTAACTGGTGAGTACACTTGGGTTGAAGCCCTAAAAGATGCAGAAGAGCGTGGAGGAATACTTGCAACCATAAACAACGAAATGGATCAAGTAATGGTTCAGGCTATGTTGCCAGAAGATGAGATGGCGTGGATAGGTGGATATTACTTAGAACTTCCGATACCTGAAAAATTTATATGGCATCAACCGCAAGAATGCGACAGTAACGAAATAACATTTTTTAGCTGGCTTGATGGATACCCTAGGGTGGCAAAAGAAATAGAGTCAGACCTGGCGTCAGAAGGAAACTTAGAAACTGATCATATATGCCCTCTAGGCACATTAGACATAGCGGCAGATAATGAGTTCCCTGGAGAAATTTTTATAGCAGTTAGTGGTTCTGAGAACAATTCAATACATGGAGATTGGGTTACATTGAGTGGGGATACGAAACTTGGATACATTTTGGAAAAACAAGCTGATGAGTCGTTTTTTAATTTAAAAGACAATAAGGGTACTACTTTCATGATGGAAGATTCCGTCAACCTTGCAGAGCCCAAGAAATATAAAATACTAAACATAGCGGAATCTTCTAATGGCGTATATAATATTCAAGGATTAGAATACAACGAAGACAAGTTTGATAATATAGAAAGAGATTTATCACTAACGCAACCAAAGTCACCGGTAATATTTACAGAAAATAGCATTGACCCACCTTCCGAAATAACAGTAGAAATATTGAGCGAAGATATTGGCGACAATATACCATATGGAGTAAAGGCTACTTGGTCAATGGTTGTTGCTGCGGCAAGTTACAGAGTGCAATTCTTTAACGAAAACATTCTACTGGCAACATTCGAAGTGCCTAACGATAAGACTGCTGAAACCATATCGCACGAATTTAGAAGCGAAAGAGTAGTTGAGAACGGTACTTATTACGCAAGAGTTTATTCAGTATTAACATAATGTCATTCAATAATTCCAGTCAAGTTCAAATACCTCTATCTAATCCCAGGTTAAAATACGGAAAAACTTTTAGGATTTCGAATATATATTTAAATTCATCTAGCGAAGTTCAAGATGTAAAGGACTTGCAACCGTCTTCTGACTCAACATCTTATTATAAGCAGAACTTTCAGACCTCAAGCCTGAATTTAGAATGGGAGGTAACCGATCCAAGGAACGACTACATATATAAAAACCCATCAGACATAGAGAAGAATGTATACATAAGTGGTTTCGATGTAAATATATATGAAAACTACGGAAATTTAACAGGACAAAACGCTATAGATAATGGAACTAAAGTGTTTTCTGAGTCAGGCCTATTGGGTAATACTTTAAACTATGAAATAACAGGAGATAGCTATAGTAGAAATTATTCTGTAGAGATAATATTAACAGATTTTACAGGCAACAAGAATAGGGCAATATTAACCACGCAGAACCCGATGCCTAATTATTCTATTTTATCAACCGGAGTTGATATGGGAGTTTTTGATTGCAGTTATAGTGGATTAACTGGAGAAAATGGATCAAGCATAGCAAACGGCCTTAGGTATTTAGAGCTTTATAATTTTACTGGATTCGAAAATGGTACTTTTCCGGATAAAAGTAAAGCTATAAGATCAGAGACAGGTAATAATGGTTTTGCATCAATAGAGCTAACGCCAGGCGCTAACAATTACGTAATGTCAGTTCCTAGGGATTTATATTATTATGGGGATGTATCTGGATTTTTTAAGCCTCAAGAATACATTACAGGAGTTGGGTTTAGCGGGCTTGTGGGGAACCCTGAGCAACCATTACTGATAGATTACAACCCAGCAATAAGAAACATTAATGGCTACAGAATATCTGGTGGCGATGCATATCGCTATACATTTGATTTGAATTACAACACTGGCAGTGATTTAATGACAACTTGCTACGGTGTGACAGGAACAGGTCAGACAACAGGTTCAGTACTTGGTTATGATGGTGAAATATTTTATGATAGCGGGGTTGCCTTTGATGCGACTTACAATTATAATAATACTGGGATTGAATATACATACGATAATTCACTGCCAATTCAGGAGGGTTTTAATACTGGAGAATTAAAAGATGTAGCAACTATAACTGGAGTAGGATTTACTGGATCTGGAACATATGGAAGTGGAGCGGGAGAATATTGGGCTGAATCTTTTCCTAAGTATACTGGATACGTTTCAAAGGATAATGGAGGTGGCGTAATATCAGGAGGAATTTACAACTATGGATATTACGACCCTTATGAAAATAAATTTAAATGCGCTAGTAACGAAGAAATAAAATCTGGAATACTGGAGACTAGGGGAATATATTCTATCCCTGTAAACAACCCGAATAGTTATGATATACAGTATCATGATGGAGTTAATTTTCAAAAGAGTTACGAGCAGGGAGCCTCTTATCTTAATTCGATAGGGCGCATGCCTGCGGTGATAATGAATAAATCCCAATTGACTAAGATTTCTGAAATTAGCGGAGGGATTGGATGGCTAGGGTTAAGGCGGAACAAGGTTGGGGTTATGACTAGTTTGTTCTCTGAGGATTTTAGCAATCAATCATTCCTTGAAAGTATAAACATAGATCAGGAGCAAAGTAGAGACATACAGATAACAAACATAACTGGAGGAACGGAAAGCTCAAGGCTGGAAATAAATGATGTAGGGGAGTATTGGTGTTGGACAAACTCAAGCGGAACTCATATATATAAATATGCAGGAAGTGGATACGAAAAAACAAGAGAGGCTCATTTAAAATTAGACATAAAGAGAGATAGTGATGATTATTTAATATATACCACAGGATTTAAAGCTGAATCTAGACCAGTAGAAATAAATGAATTAACTGGATTATCAGGGAGTTTAGATATAAATTTTCAATACAACTTTGAAGATCATTATTATGAGTCTGGGTTGCAGCAGGGAGACCAAACAAATTACAATTTAATCCAGGCAAACCTCTATACAGGAGACTCTTATGGATTTTCTATTTCTGACGACAATTTATACAAATCCTTTAAAGAAGATCAACCAGGAGATGGAACTATAGAGGTATTACAATCTGGAGTGAATTTCTCATACAATGAAGACGGAGATAATCCTCCTGGATTTTTTCAGATATTGCCATTTGATACAATTGGAACTGGAGTTTTAGCGGACGCTAATAAAATCATAGCTGAAGCTGAAGGCGGAAACCCTGAAGACCCAATAAAGTTAATACAGAATGATCAAATTACCATTGTGAATCTTGATGGAATGAGAGCCGCCAATCAGAATTACATAAAAGTTAAATTTCCATTCGAACATGAATATGCGCCGATAGTTACATTTGGTATTGAGTATGATGGTGGAGACGAAACGATGTCTTATTTAGGGGCAATGGTAGTTGGAAAAGCCAGCACCAAGGATGTGTCGTTTTTATTTACAGAAATACCTCCAAGCGATGGATACTCTCTTTATGTTAGATCTGCTAGCGGAAATACTAAGACTAGAGAGTTTATATTTAAACCATGGAGTCCCACTGTGGCTTCTTTATTTGCGTGGTACGACGCAAGCGACATATCCACCATAACGGAATCTGCTGGAGTCGTGTCTCAAGTTGACGATAAGTCAGACAATGGATTCCACTTAAATGTATTAACCGCCAATAAAGTTGGACCCAAGACGGGCGTAGAGACACTTAATAATTTAAATGTACTAACTTGGGACTTACCTGCCCAGGTGCTTGAGAATAATTCTTTTGCATACGATCAAAACTCCAAGGCATTATACTTTGCCGTAATTTTCAAATGCAATATAAATAACCAGCAGGATTTCATTATTGCTGGCACTGAAAGTACTGTGCCTGGTAATAGAATGTCTGCAAGGAGGACAGTTGGCTTCAATTCAATTCAAGTATTAGGGGGCAGTGGAACAGGTTCAAATATCGCCCTTGGCTCAGGCCCAAACACTGCCAATGAGGGAGAGGATCTTTTAATTGTTGTGAAATTTAACGGAAGTAATTCTAGTATCAGGATTGACGGGGAAGTTGAAAGTTCAGGGAACATTGGCACCAATCCATTTTCATCACTTAATGTTGGAGCCAATGAGGGAGAGGATCAATCAATCAATGGATACATTGCCGAGCTCGTATTCTTTGAAGACTCTTCAGTCCAAGAAAAGATGGAAGGATATTTAGCTCACAAGTGGGGCACGTCTAGTAAACTGCCACAAGGGCATCCATACAAGTTTGTGACACCACAAGCTTAAGATATTAAGCTTATAAGTATCTTGGCGTCTTTGACTGAGATGTCGTCCCAGTCTTTCCAGGATTCTATATTTTTATTTTGGTAGATTCCTTCTTTTTTTTCTTGCCAGCATTTTTTGATAAAAGGCTTAAACTCTTCAAACGATTCAACGGAAAGAATGCTTTTCACCCTATTCTTCAATGTGGTTACAGGACTAAATGGGTCACTTTTTTTAGAAGAATCTTGATGGGAAGGTCCATTTGGGTTTGATTTGTCAATCTCGTCGTCTCCAACAATATGTACATTTAGGAAGTTTCTAACGCATCTGACAAAAGACCTGTTGCACGCTATAGTCTCTAGAAATTTGGTAGCAAAACTACTTGTGTTTTTTGTACTTGCATTTGCCATGTCTTGAAATGAAACTGGATCGTTTCCTGTTTCGTAATTGGGTATAAAAACAGTACTACAAGTAACTGCAACATGATCATCTTCACACTTATCCATAGAGTAGGATATGCTTGAGAACCCCCTTAGCCTGGCAAGCTCTTTGATTCCGCTAAGTTTTATTAAAAGTTGGTTATCTTTTAAACCTTCTATTGATCTTGGCATGTCTTTATTTCTAGCCTGAAACCAAAGTTTGTTTGGGAATAAATGTTCTTCTTTTATCATCGCTCTCCAGTTAACGGAGCCATCTTCGTTAAAGACGTATTGTATGTTTTTTAGTAAACCGTTTTCGTCCCTGTTGAATAACGAAGGCCCTATGGAGTTGTCTATCTCAGACTCTGTTTCGATTTTTTTTGCTTTTACCATGATTATATATGTTGAAATGTTCTACTTCTTCCCAAAAGTCATCAGTGTCGATGATTTTTGATTTTTCTTTATTGTTTGTAATTCCAGCTTTCCAGTGCGCTTTGCTTGCGTATTCTTTACTATCGCATATAAGTACTTTATTGCTTTCATAGAACGTATTATCACATATTTCTTCACAGAAGTCAAGATCTTTTTTTAGGGTCAGTTTGTATTCCTCAACAGTCCAATCAAAGAACTTGAATCTAAGTTCTGATAGTTTGGATGAGTCCCTGCATATTAAGGAGTATTTAACACCCAGAGAGTTTAAATAATTTAGATACTCTTTGTCGAAGTTTCCATCCTCCAGGAATAAAGTCATCGCAACGATATTGGATTTGTTGATGTGATCCAATGTAATCTTTGTTGAAGTCATTAAATTAGACCTGTAGTTTAGCCAAGAAGAAAGTCCTTCGTTATTCGCCCCATAGTCACACCTTAAATTAATCAAGGACGACTGTTTGAATCCTTCTGGCGCAATAGTGTTTGGCACGGCCTCAACTACACGACTATGGAAATGCCTGCCTATATTTAATGTATATAGGTTATTTAAATCATGCTTGATATTTAATAAATCTAAAACTGCGCAACCTATTTCTTCAGGCTTAACTTCGTTTACTCTTTTTACAGATTCATGGTTTGAGAGAGATGGTTTTATCTCGGAAAAATCAGGAGAAATTAATTTTACTTGTGATTTCTTATTCCATATTGGACCAGAGCATTCTGGGAAAAGGTTCGAGTAGAGGCATACTATTTTTTTATCAAAGCAGCTCGCTATATGGACGGGAAGACTATCTATACCAAAATGCAGTAACGACTTACTGGATACGTAGGTCATTTGTTTGAATGAACAATTTAGTAAATTAAAATCGCAATCATTTAGTACGACATCATCTTTTCCGCCTATTTGTATTATATCTATTCCTTCTTTTTTTAAGAAGGGTTTAATCATTTGTATAGTTACGGCCCAATAATCATAATGTCTTGCTGGAGATTTAGTGTTGTTAGTGTGGAACGTTATAAATTTCTCAGAAGGTATTGGGTAGAAGTGACCAATGATTTCAGGTTGACCTATTTTAACACCAAGTGATTTTGCGTATTCTTCAGCGATATGACTCATTTTTCTGCGGTATAATATTTTTGTTCTTTAATTTTTGAATTAGTTAAATTATTAATTTCATTTTTAATATTAAATCTTTTATCATTCTCTCTGTATACTGATATAGATATGTTTATAAACTCTTGATCTAATTCTTTATTCTTTTCTTTATTTCTTTGGTGCTCTAGTATGTCCCATAGGTTTTCGTTGACGTCTGTTATATCTGAGAGTAATGACTTTAGTTCTGGTTTTATTGAAATACGTTCCTCGCATAGGGGGAGTAGTAATTCGTATTCATTATTCACGTGAGAAAGCTTTTCTGGATCGTTAATCTTTATTCTTTTAACTTCTAATACAGAAATTCTATCAAACAATTCACCTACTGATATAGGCACTGATAAGATGCTTTCATCCTTTGGGTTCATGGCAATAAATCTAGTTGACTTTTGTCTCTGCCGTTGTGTATATAGTTATATATTTTTTGAGTTCCGATATGGGGAAGGTAGGCTACGTCAAAGTATCCTTTGTGTTCGCCCACACCCTCCAGGAAGGTCAAGGAATCGATCCGATCACTATATGGTATTAATTTATGCACGCAAGGATTGTCTTCAATAAAGGGATAAAACTTTGGGTCTGTTATAAAATATATATTATGGGATGGATAGAGAGACTTTAGATTAGATATCAGTGAATTAACCCACAATACATCGCCGCCGCTTCCAGGCATAACTACAGCAATCCTGTTCTCTGCGCCTTCGTCGTCAAGAAATTTCTCAAAATCAAAAGAAGATGGAATTGAAGAATTTTCTTTATTGGCAACATCTTTAAAGAATTGAAGAACTTCGTCTCTTGTTTTCCCTTTTGAGATTTCACCCATCCAGTACTTGTGGCCTTCGTCAGTCTTTGCATCCACGTCCATGATTAGGATATTTTTATAAATGTCAACCAACCATTCTGAGTCGCAAGTTATATTTCGTGGGATGTAATTAGGATTTCTTGGCTTATCCTTGAAGTCGAAATCAAAATTATGGTCAGGCATTGAATCAAATATATCTTCTAGTTGGGCGCCTATTACTTCTGGGGAGAAATTATCTATAACGAACTTTCTTCCAGTTTTGCCCATCTTAGCCTTCTTGTTGGCTTTCATTTTGAAAACTTTTGTCAACTGCTTGGCGATGCTGGATGGATAGGTGCTAGCTTTTATAAATTGAGTTCCAGGCTCCCTGTATTCAGCCCACTCAAGCGGGAAGGATCCGCTCTCTGTAGTTGAGGTGTCCTCGCCGCAGCTATAGTTTGTGACAAGGGTTACAAGCTCGGTAAGCTTAGCTTCTTGAATTGGTATTTCTTGACCGCCGGAAGTGAACGGATGACAGTATACATCCATTAGGTTGTATATTTCATTCAGTTGATTTTCAGAAACCCCAGCCTGTACGTTTGTGGTGTTTTGGCTTTTTTTGGATCTGCAGTATTTGCAATCAAGTTCTTGGCCTGAGAATGGTTTAATTTCGTACTGCTTGCATTTCTTGCAATAATACGTTGTGAGTATTCTTGAGTTCTCTATACCCTTTTCCTTTATCAACCTGACTATATCCCAGCCTTCGCCCCAGTGCGTGTGGAGTAATAGTTTGGCGTTTGAGTCAGGATTATCCCTAAGGAATGACGAGAACCCATCCATTAAATTAGGCACACTCTTTCTTAGTTGGTTTCTGAAAACAAAGCCAATTACAAAAGAATTTGAGTCTATTAGGAATTTTTTTCTTAAATGTTCTTTGTGTTTGGTTGGAATTTTAAAGAAGCTCTCTGTCTTGACTACGCCTCTTAGGGTTTTAACGTGTTCGTGTCCTAGTTTATTTAATTCTCTTTCAGCAAAACTAGCCCAAACATAAAAGTTTTTAACAAATGGAGCAGCTTCAAGCGCTAGTGGCAATATAGGTTCAGAGTCTAATGTCGTCCATATGATGGAGTTTATCTTGTCCCACCATTTCCTTTTCCAGTATCCATTAAAGCCCCAAATGTCTTCGGCGCCAATATATATATCAGGCTTGAATTCTTTTATTAAGTCGTCTATTGTTTCTCCACCATAGCTGGCGATCCTTGCGGTATTTGGATCTTTCTGTAATTGTTGCAGTTTTCTTTGGTCGTCCGGCAATGTGCCAACGCACTTCCAGGGCATCTTGGATAAAGCTGGATGAGACTTTGGCATCCCATTGCAGGCTTCTATAATTTCATATTTTCCGGTAGAATACAGGTAGGATAATACGTTCTTGCAATTCTTTCCGAAGCCAGTAAATGCTTTACTGTGATTGCTATGAAATAATATCTTCTTCATTAAATCGGGCAGTCTTCTTCAGGGTTAGAGTATTTGGATTTAGAAAATGACTCAATATTTTTCTCTATGCGAAAGTTGTATATTCTGGTTAAAATAGTTTCAAGAAATCTAGATAAGCATTCTGCCTCTCCAGCTTCTAAGGAGCATTTGAATGTACTGCTTCCGTTTTTGATAATTGTTAATCCGAAGTTTGGTAGTATTTGAATTTCTTCTTTGTAGCTTTTTGTTTTTGGGTCAAACTTAGAAACTTTAGATTCCTTATCCCATGGAGTAAATTTTATAGTAGTTTTTTTACCTTCGAATTGATGGAAGGTGTCGTATGCAAATCTATTCTTTACTGCGTTGATTATTGAGCCACACTCAAACTCATTAAATTTCAAGGTAATGTTTTTCTCTGGGTCTTCTTTGTTTTTGATGAAGGTTCCTCGTCTAGCTTTCTCATCCCAGCTGTACTGCATAATAGCTGACACAAATAAGATAGGCTCGCCGCTATTCTTGTCGTGACCCATTGAGAAACTGAAACCGAATCCAGAGTTGTATTTATTTGGTTTGTATAATTGTAAGCTCATAATTAATCGAAGTCTATTTTAACGTTTTTACTTTCATATGTTTTAGTTTTTTCCATATGATGTTTTGTTCCTCCTCTTTCCTTAGAGTAGTTTTCAAAGTATTTTTTCTTTAGTGGATCTACGCCATCATTCTTTTCGGCGCGCATAGATGAAAGTTCGGCGCTCTTATCCATCATGTCACCAACACTACCCTTCATGTTTGCAGTAGAGTTTACAAAGCTAGCATTATCCCAGGGGTCGATAGAACCTTCTGTGTTTAATTGGGATGACGTAAAGATTCTTTTCCATTCTAATCCTTTCTCATCTACATACTTCTTCTCATCATTCATGTGGAAGAACACTTCTGTTTCCTCTTCGGTCTCAGGGTTTTGAAAGATATACATTGGCATAGTGTTAGATTATACCAGATATCTACTATATTGTCAACTATTTTTTATCTAACTTATTACAGCTTAATTGTATTAAATCCAATAGAGAATCAAATAACCAACAACAAGCACTAGAACATAAAGGAAATAACAAATATAAAATATTACTTTCTTTAAAATAATACATTAATAAACCAATCAATAAACCACACCAAAAACCTAAACATAAACTACAATTAAATAATTCCTTTAATAAATTAGAATATTTAAAAATAAAATTCCTCGGACGACTTAATATGGACCCATACCTGAGGATCCACATTAAGCCGACACAGGAGATTAATTCAATTGCCATTTAGCGACTCTAGCGCTTCTTTAATAACTAGAAGTTGCTCTTGAGTCAAGGATACTTCCCCGCCGAAATCATCGGTGAGGGTGTAGTGATCTGTTTTTTCTTTAGATTTTTTAAGCACTGGGCATCTTCCTTTACCGCAGCAAAGAAGGACTCCACCATCTTGTTTTTTGATGTTCATTTGTTTATTAAGTTTAAGATTTTTTCAACTGTATTATCATAAGTAAATACTTCTTTTATTTCAACACCTTTTTCGTTTCTTTCTCCATATTTATCTATAGCTTTATCTAGCGCTTTGTAGAACGATTGGTCTGAGAATGTATTTAGGTTGCCTTGGTTGAATGGTTGACCTTTTTGGAAGAAAGCTCCGTCATAAATTTCTTCTTTACCCTCTGGTTCAACTAATATTGAGTTATCTTTTGTGGCCCAATCTTTGTGAGATGTGGCATTCAATACAACGCTCCATTTTCCTAGGCAGGTAGAATTAAATGCAGGCAGGTTCCATCCTTCCGCTCCGCTTAAACCACTTAGGTTAATGTCAATAGAGTTGTAGAGCTCATTCATTTCTGAGTTGGTCTTCAGATGAGGTAAAAAGTTTATATTACTAAATCTTTTTCCATTGGTAGCTTTAGTTAAAACTTGACCCATTTGCTCGGGCTTAAAGAATGGATTATTAATGCAGCATGTTAACTGATAATCATTATTATTGCCATATCTATCTGCCCAAAGTTTGATTATCCTTTCGGTGTGTTTTCTTTTTTCGAACTTGCCTACGATGCCAAAATTAATCCTTCCTTCTAAATATGTCTTATTAGTTTCAAAGAAGTCTGTGTCAAATCCGATTGGGATATATTCAGTATTCTCTACTCCAGATTTATCGAAACAATCTCTAGCATGAGAACTACTAAAGATGCATTTATCCTGTATCTTGCAGATGTTGGTTTCAGTATCTGTAGGTTCATCCGTCTCATAGAAAGTATATAAATATTGAGTTGATCCAACTCTTGACTCGGCGCCATTTATATGCCACATTTTTAGAGATACAGAATCTTTTGATAGATTTGAGAATCTATTATTGTAGGAACTATCTATCCAAGACTTGAAGTCACTGTCAACTTTATCGTAAGCGCTAAAATCTAGAGAGCTACCCATAGGGAAGAATGATATATCTACACTTTTACTGTGCAGGGATTTTAGCATATTATAAGTAACGTTGCCGAAACTCAAGGAATTGATTGGTCCGCTGAAGTTTATTTTGTTCATAATTTAAAATGGCATTTCTTCTTCTTCTACTATTGATTGTATAGTAGGGCTGGGTTGTGGATTTTCAACAGCAACAGTGTTTGACTCTTTCTTTCCGCTAGGTAGGAATCTTACTAGGTCAGCACCAAGGTAGAACTTCTGTCTTGAATTTCCATTCTTATCTTCCCATTTGCTGACTTTGATTTTGCCCTCAACGTAAACACAAGACCCTTTTGATAAAAACTTCTTGCAGTTATCTGCAGTTTTATTCCAGCATTCGGTGTCCATAAATAGCACTTCGTCTTTGGAGCTGTTTATTGCTAGTGAAAATGAGCACTTAGTGTTGCTACTCTCGAATGATTTAGTCTCTGGGTCTTTTGTTAGGTGACCTATTCCTATAAATTTATTTATCATAATTCGTTTTTTAGTTCTCTTTTTATTTTAGTGATTGCTTTGTCGTGGATATTTATACATCCTTGTATGCTAAGCTTTAGCGGCTTGCATATTTTATTCCACGGCATTACGTTGTTTCTCTGCCCTTCTATGTATCTCATTCTGAATATTTTTGAAACCCTGGTGTCAGGATCTTTATTTATTAAATTCATGATCTTACTTAAAACCTCTAGGTCTACTTTTTTATCCTCAGGTTGAGTCTCTGACCTTTTACCAATGTCGGCATAATCCATGTGAACTTCTTTCGAGTTCTTATTTTTATTATATAGGTTTAAGCACAACCACCTCGTCTCATTACCCAGATGGGTTGAAAATTTAGTATTTCTGGAATCATCATATTTTAGCGCCGCTTTATATATGTAGTAATTCCTATCCTTTAGTAGGTCAACTCTATCAGACACTATCCCGGAAGTACTAGTGGGGGAGTAATTATTCACCATTGTTATGAATATACCACTATGACGTTGAACCAATTCACCCAAGCTTTGCTCGGGCTCTACACCAACCTGCAAATTGCAGACCAGCTCATTATCGGATAAGGAGTTTATTTCCATTTTTTATTTAGAATAAATGATAGACTAACATATAATCATAGTAATGTCAAGCAAAAATAAAGAAAAAAATCGCGCGCGCTTGGTCTTCGTAAGATATGAGGTCTCCGTAAGAATTACTAATTGATTAGACTAACGTGAGACAAATAAGATTAACATGAGAATAGCTTCAATAGCTAAAGCTTTTGAAGCATTATAACATAAATTAAGAAAATGTCAAGTGAAAAAATATTAATTGTGAATTTTGGCGGAATGGGTGACATCCTCAACACGACGCCGATTGCTACACACTACAAAAAAGCATCAAAAGACAACCATGTGTCCTTCTTAACTAAAGGAAAATACAGGCATATTATTGAAAACAACTCAAAGATTGATTCGGTGCTTACTTTAAACGAAGGCCTAAATGACTACCCACCATTTCCTTTATCTCGACTCTTTAAGGGTCAAATCAACAGTGGCGTATTGAATATTGAGGATTTTAGTCAAATAATTTTTCCAGCTCCATACATGTGGTCGGAATATGATGGAACGCCCAAGGATCGACTGCTTAGGATTATTAAGGATAAATCTAGCGGGATAAAGGATTGGAATTGCGATTTTATACCACATGTAGAGTTATCCACTAGAGAGAAGAGTGAAGCAAAATCTTTTCTAGATAAATTACCAAATAGGCCGATAATTATGCTTGAGTATGAATTCCTTTCTCAGCAAAGCTTCATGAATCTAGATTGCATCTTAATGATCTTGAAATTCTACAAAGGAACTGGTTTTAATATTATTTTTTCAGGTAAAAATAAACCCAAATACTTGGATACTGTCGACCTGGAGCTTGGTTTAAATTTATTTCATTATTCCGGCTCATTCATGTCTAATGCCGAGATGTACAATTCTGTGGATTTATTCATTAGCTGCTCTTCTGGAATAACTTGCTTAACTTCAAGCGATTATTGCGACTCAAATATACCAAGGATAGAGTTAGTTAAAGGGGAACATTGGTCTACAAAAGATTTTACCCACCATAAGAATAAAACAATAATATATAAAGCCGACAATCTAGATTTAGCGCTAAGCAGATACCCACTTAAATAATACAATGAAAAAGAGGGCGTTAATACTACTTGGCCACCAACAAGCAATGGTTAACTTCTGTGCTTTATTTAAGAGCATCGGGGTGGATACTTTTGCTCCACCTTTCATCAGCGATGAAGAAAAAAATTACGAATCAACCTACAGAGAACACTCCACCATCTTAAACGAAGAATTAACTAATAGATATAATTTATTCAATAAAAACATGTCTAAAGAAGGCGCTGACGCAATATGCAATATTATTGCTTCAATGAACTTTGATTTTATAATTTCTTATTTTTTTGTACCAGAAAAGCTAAACTTAAGACTAATGGACCTTAATTGCCCTAAATACTTCCTAATATGGGGGGACGGGGTCTTACCCTCAGAAACGGGGTACGAAGGATTAGCTCAATTCAATACTAAATTTATCAACTCTAATAGCTCTAGGTATATTTTTTGCCACAAACACTTACTTCCAATCGCCACTAAAAACCTACCAACGAATAAGTTCGCTCAACTTAATATACCAATTAAAGATATGTGCGAACTAGAAAACTCTTGGGCTTGTAGTGATGAATCAAACAACAAGGTTTTAATAGTGTGTAGTAGAGTTTTCTCAAGACAACAAACGTGCATAAAAGTGTTAGCAAGCTGCAGGGACTGGTTGTTATCCTTATGCAAAGCCAATCCTGATATTGAGTTTGTTCTGGTTGGAAAAGATAACTCAAATATTCCAAACGGCATGGTTCCAGAGAATCTATCTGTACATGAATGTGGTCATATTAACGAGGTGTTTTCATTTATGCAAAGATGTAAACTAATGTTCAATTTTCATCCAATACTACTAGGGGTGTCTAATGGTTTAGTAATACAATATTCTCAAATCGAAGCTTCCTGCATAGGTATACCAATACTTCATTGCTCAACAACAAGAATAACCGACCATATTGGTTTTAATTCGGAGTTTATATTTGAATTTAAAAACCACCCTCATCTATACTTCGACCATCAATCTGCATCAATAAAATTACAGAATCTTTTAACAAAGAGTAGGGTTAAGCTTAAACAATTATCTTCTTACCAATCATCTTTATATAATAATTATAAAATCTCTAATATAAAACACAAATACTTGAGTTCCTTTTTCTAGCTCTTAACTTGATATGATTTGCATAACCCAAGACCTAGCATCACTACAGACATATGCTCACGAAACTTTATCTATTTTTTCTAGATGCGGAATAGGGGATCTATTAATCTTAAGAGATTACGTGATGCCAACACATAAATCTAACCCACTTAAAAAATGCGAGCATTGGGCTAGTTTTGTCGGTGGCGGCGATACCCCCCTATTCATAGGTGGGAAAAAATTCTTGCATCTACGTTTTTTAAAACGACCATTTGAACAAAGATGTCAACAGATACCTGATTATCTTAACTCCGTCTTGGTCCCTTTTATTAAAAAAATATTTCCATCTGACGCGAATATCTTTATATCTTTGGCATTAAACCCCAATGGACCAATAGGAGGTAATTTTTTTGGTGATGAATTGTACTTTCAGGGTTTTGCCGGAACCCAGGACGTTTTAGCCTCACAAGTTTTTCCCGACCTACCTCATCAAAACTTATCAAATGAATTATTCGAAGGGATTAATATAACCACAGAGATGGCTCACTTCTCTAAAACTAAATATATCTGCATCCACACCAGGAACAGAAGCCTAAACCCCCCGGATAAACAATTTCTACATAGTTTATTGTTTGGCGTGATAGGTTCTTCTAACTATAAAGTTTGCCTCGTTGGTGAAAGGACTGATATGTGTAACTTTAGTTCTATATACGGGATTTGTAGAAGTTTAATACCAGCAGAATCGCTAGTTGACTTCACTAGTGCTGGGTTTACCTTAAACAACTTAGCCATTGACTCTTTTCTATCATCGCGCTCCAGTCTTTGTATAGCTTTCGGTATAGGTGGTAATGTGGTTATGAACTCTTACGCTAAAACTACCACACATACTTTTGTGGACCTTGGGTCGGATCATCCATTTTTTAACGCAAAAAACCCCACATTAATTTACGACAATAAATCTTCTTTTTTATTAAAAATAGGGCAAGCGTTAAATTCTCTATGATTTTTTATGAACTTCACGCATGTAGACACCAGGGACACTTCTTTATTAAAAATTTTTATATCCAAACTGGGTGCTTCTTCTAACACGTTTCGTTACTTTGAGTCTAGGGATTTAGATTCTTGCTTACCAAATCATGAGAAAACCATTTTATTGGTTGATCACTCGAAGCCCATAGGTTACGGTCATTTAGACAGAGACCGATCTGATAAAAAAATATGGTTAGGAATTGCATTACTTAAAGATTTCACCGGAAAGGGTTTTGGAAAAAAAATAATGAGAGAACTCCTAGAAGATTCATCTGAGGATATATATCTATCGGTTGACACAGCTAATATAGCGGGGCAAAAATTATATTTAAAATTTGGATTTGAAATTATTAAATCTAATTCTATTATTATTTATATGAAGAAAAGTTATGCATAAAATCTACGAGCCCTATCTACCCAGGAAAAGCTTAGAGTACGCCAAAGAAGCTATTGATAGCGGTTGGATTTCTTCCCTAGGTGATTATCCAGAAAAAAGCTCAAGACTTTTAGGCGAAAAACTTGGAGTAAAATATGCACTCCCTGTAAACAGTGGAACCTCAGCTACTCACCTTACCGCTATATCTTTAAAGAAATTTTTCCCAAATATTGATGAGGTTTTAGTTCCAAGCGCTTGTTATATCGCAGCATACAATTCTTTAATCTATGAAGGTTACAAAAACATTGTTGCCATCGACCTAGACATTGACACATGGAATATGTCAATTGATAAAATAAAATTAAATAAAAATTCAGCAATCATGGCCGTTCATAATCTCGGGGGGATTATAAATGTTCCAAAGTTATTAAAAAATCACAATTCTCCGATTATTGAAGATAATTGCGAAGGTTTTTTTGGTAAATATGAAGGTAACCCTTCTGGATCAAAGAGTTTTTGCTCGTCTCTTTCGTTTTTTGGAAATAAAAATATAACTAGCGGAGAAGGAGGAGCATTCTTAACTAACGAGAAGGATGTTTATGAATTTGCCCTCAAGATTCATGGTCAAGGCCAAACATCAACCAGATACATCCATGACGAATTAGGCTATAACTACAGAATGACCAACATTCAAGCTGGTTTACTACTAGGCCAACTAGAAGAATATGAATACATATATAGCGAAAAGAAAAGGGTATTTGATCGTTATTCGCAAAACTTAAAAAATCAAACCTTCCTATCGCTGCAATCGGCGGAAGATGGCTGCGATCATTCAATGTGGATGATTGGGGTTAGGTTTCATTGCGCTAAATCATTTGCTAAATCTAGTCATTTTTTTAAATCTAACAATATTGAGACTAGACCTATGTTTTATTCTTACGATAAACACACACACTTATCCCTAAAGGGTTCCCACACTAATTCAGATATATTGCAAAATCAAATTGCCGTATTCCCTTCTCATATTTTTTTAAAAAACGAAGAGATTGATGAAATTTGTGATAGAATTATTGCATACAATTCTTTAGTTTTCCAAAACTGGGCAGATAAAAACGATTTAATCTAATAACTCAACAACAACTATGTCAGATACACTAGGATCATTAATAGATAAACTCTCCACGGTTGATTTAAAAATGTGGAATAACCAAGAATTACTTTATGAAATTAGGCGCATGTCCTTTGATGAGTACAAGGAAAAATACTTCGACAATAAAGAAGGCGCAGAGAACTTATGGCAATCTTTAAAGAAGTGCTGCGACCTGAATGTTCAAAGAAATCAGCTAATAGATGAAGTTGACGAAAAAATCATTGAAATAATTCATTCGTATATGGCGGGAGAAGAATTAGATTCAGTAAAATTCATACAAAGAAAGCACAAAACATATTAATTTATGAAAAAAATAATTATAACAGGAGTAACAGGTCAAGACGGAAGTCACATGGCTGACTATTTATTAAAGAACACTGATCATAAAATTTATGGTTCGGTACGTAGGCTGAGCGTTAAAAACCACGAGAATATCTTGCACCTAGAAGACAATCCTAGATTTGAGCTAATCAATATGGACCTCAATGATGCGCACAGCATTCGGGATGTAATACTAGACATTAAGCCAGACTATTTTATTAATTTTGCAGCTCAATCTTTCGTAGCTGGAAGCTGGGATTACCCAATCCAGACATGGGATACTGATGCTGATGCGGTTCTGCATATCATGGAATCCATAAGAAGATTTGCTCCGGAATGCAGATTTTATAATGCTGGATCATCTGAAGAATTCGGAGATGTAGTGTGTGTTCCTCAAGATGAGAACCACCCACTAAGACCACAATCTCCCTATGGTGCCGCCAAGTGCGCGGCCAGGCACATTGTCAGGGTCTACAGGGAGTCTTACAATTTATACGCAGTACAGGGTTGGCTATTTAATCATGAAGGCACTCGTCGAGGCCTTGACTTTGTAACCAGAAAAATCAGCCACAGTATAGCAAAAATTAAAATTGCTCTAGAAAATGGAAAAGATATACCTATTCTTCAACTAGGCAACCTTGACGCCAAGAGAGACTGGAGTGATGCCGAAGATTTTATGTCTGGAGTGTGGATCATGCTCAACCAAGACAAGCCTAAGAATTACGTATTGGGTAGCGGGGAAATGCACACTGTAAGAGAATTCCTAACCAAGACTTTAGAGTTCGCAGAAATAGATTTCTACTCTGAGGGCCAAGATGATAATGAAAAATTTTACACAAAAAAGGGTAAGTTATTCTTTGAGGTTAGCTCAAAATACTACAGGCCAGCTGAAGTCCACAAGCTTTGCGGAGACTGCTCTCTTGCTGAAAAGGAACTTGGCTGGGTCAGGAAAGTAGACTTCTTTGGGCTTGTCTCTAAGATGTACCATAACGATTATTCGTTATTGTCTAAGTGAAGCAAGAAAAAATATTCATAGCTGGCCATCGCGGAATGGTCGGTTCTTCTATACTTGGCAAGCTTCAACGCTCAAACTATTCCAATATTGTAACAAGAACCAGGCAAGAGATGAACCTAATGAATAAACATAAGGTTTTGGACTTCTTTAGGGATGAAAAAATTGACACAGTAATTCTTTGCGCGGCTAAAGTTGGCGGAATTCTGGCCAACAATACATACAGAGCAGACTTCCTTTATGATAATTTACAAATTTCATCAACAATAATAAAGGCTGCGCAAAAGTTCGGAGTCAGGAAGTTAATCAACTTAGGTTCTTCATGCATATATCCAAAGCATGCAGACATACCAATTAAAGAAGAATATTTGTTAACCGGGCCACTCGAACATACCAATGAGCCCTATGCTATAGCTAAAATAGCGGCGCTCAAAATGTGCGAAAGCTTCTACGATCAATATGGTTGCAACTTTTACTCGGTAATGCCGTGCAATCTATACGGCCCTAGGGATAATTTTGATCTAAAGAGTTCGCATGTCCTGCCTGCTTTAATAAACAAAATACATTGCGCAAAAGAAAAAGGCGATAAATCAATAGAAGTATGGGGATCTGGCAAGCCCCTACGTGAATTTTTATATGTCGAAGATTTGGCTGATGGCGTTATCCATTGCATGGAGAACATAAACGCAGAGGACATATATAGCGATGGCGTTTCCCATATAAATTGTGGATCAGAACACGAGGTTACGATATTAGAATTAGTGCATTTGATCAAAGACGCAATCGGCTATGATGGAGAAATAGTATTTGACAGCTCTAAGCCGGACGGAACTTTTAGAAAAAAAATGGACAACACAAGAATTAAATCAAAAGGATTTTCGCCAAAAGTCACATTAAAGGATGGGATAGTTAAAACATACAAATGGTATCTAGAAAATTTAAATATTGACTGCGATCAAGTGTAACATTAATTATGTCAAAGAAAAAATGTTTAGTTACAGGTGGTGCCGGATTTATTGGCGGCCATCTTGTTGAAAGATTACTTAAAGCCGGACACGATGTTATCGTGGTTGATGATGAATCCTCCACAGCAAATTCTAATTTCACATGGAGAGATGATTGCGAAAACCACAAAGTAGATATCTGTGATTTTGAGAAACTTAATCCACTCTTCAAGGGTGTTGACTTGGTTTTTCATTTAGCTGCTAGGTCCAGGATACAAATTTGCGTACAGGATCCAGCTGATGCTGTCAAGAACAACTCACTAGGAACCTGCAACGTTCTTCAGGCCGCAAGATTAAATGATTGCAAAAAAGTAATGTTCGCAGGAACATCTTCTTGCTATGGGCTCAAAAACCCAATTCCCCTAAGAGAGGATATGCCGAATGATTGCTTAAACCCATATTCTGTAAGCAAGTCTAACTGTGAAGAGCTTTGCAAAATGTATACAAAACTTTTTGGGCTACAAACTGTTCTATTTAGATTCTTTAACGTCTATGGCGAGCGTCAGCCTTTAGCTGGAGATTACGCGCCAGTTGTCGGCTTATTCTTTAGGCAAAAAGAATCGGGCGAAGCAATGACTGTTGTCGGAGATGGCCTTCAAACTAGAGACTACACTCATGTCAAAGACATAGTCGAGGCGATGTTTCTGGCTGGAGAATCGCATGACAAGAAAATCGTGGGAGAGCTTTTCAACCTCGGAACTGGCACAAATCATTCAGTCTTAGACTTGGTTAAATTAACTGGAGGTGAGCACGTTCATATCCCGGCAAGACCAGGAGAGTCAAGAGAAACTCTTGCAGACAACACTAAGGCTAAAACTATGCTCGGATGGAATCCATCTCGTAAAATAGAAGATTGGATTGAAAAGAACAGACCAAATTAAAATCGGAGTTATAGGGAATGGCTTCGTTGGTTCTGCAGTCGCCAACGGATTTTCGTCCGAAGAAGTAAAGGTGTATGATAAAAATCCAAACTCCTCGACTCACTCGCTTAGAGATGTAATACTTCAGGACTTTGTTTTCATATGCGTCCCAACACCAATGAGGGATGTTATGGGAGATGACTGCAATCTATCAATTATAGAATCCTGCTTTAGCGAAATTAAATCTATTGGATCTAACGCCACCTTCATAATAAAATCAACTGTTCCAATTGGGACAACCGACAGCCTACAGGAAGCGCATCCGGAATTACATATAATCCATTCCCCAGAATTTCTTACCGCTAAATTAGCAAAAGAAGATTTCATTAATGCAGATAGGCACATAATAGGCTACACTAAATACCAGCACGTCGCACAGGAAGCTGCTGGCTTATTCAAATACAATTTCCCTGATGTGCCATGCCTTATAATGAAAAGCGTTGAGTCTGAATCTGTAAAGTATATCGCTAATTGTTTCTTTGCTACCAAGGTTAGTTTTTTCAATGAGATACACTTGCTGATTGATAAACTTGGATTAGATTGGGACTCTATTATTAATGGAGTTATTAGCGACAAAAGAATAGGTGAGTCCCACTATCAAGTTCCCGGTCACGACGGAGACAAAGGTTTTGGTGGCACATGCTTTCCAAAAGACATTAATGCATTAATATCCACCTTTGAGAAAAATGGGTTAGATGCGAAACTTTTAAAATCAGCATGGTCAGTTAATCTAGACGTAAGAAAAGACCTGGACTGGGGAAACTCAACTTCTGCCGTAGACAATAGCGATTCATAAATTTAACAATAAGCACACTAGGGATTCCCACATTCATCCTTGGTTCTCTTATTGTTAATAAATTATTTTCGTTTTTACTTGATCTACACGTTTTTTTATGTTAGTATGTTTTCTTTAGCAAAACTTACATTTTTTATAAAACAACACAACCCCTTAGTGTAAAAACAATTTCATGAATATTAAAGTTAAGAAAAGAAATGGCCGCCTAGAAGAATTCGAAGTAGATAAAATAAACGCCAGCGCATTAAGAGCGTGCAGTGACATAGACAACGTTTCTCCAAGCGAGATAGTA